CATCGTGGTCGAAGACTCGTTTCTGTCCAAGATCCGCAGAGCCGTCCGGAGAAACACTTCAACGGATGTTGACGCGGAACTGACAGACATCATAGCGGAATGCCGAGCCGACCTTATTTCTTTAGGGGTTACACCGGCCAAAGCGAACAGCGAAACGGACAGCCTCATTCTTGGGGCCGTCCGTTGTTTCGCACGGTGGAAATTCGGCCTATCAAACGAGGATGCCGAAGCAAACCGTGAGGATTACATGACACTCCGTGACGAGCTCCGAAGACGCAGAGATTACACGACCTATGCGGTTACCTTTTCCGTAGTAGACGAGAGTGCCGATGGAATCGAAGATGCGGTTATCACCTTCAATGGCGAGAGTCAGGAAACAGACTCCAACGGCGGTGCGGTGTTCTATTACGTCCAAAAGGGCGTGAACCAAAAATACACCGTTGTTGCTGACGACTATATGAGCCAAGAGGTTGAGATCGACATCACGGGCGATGTGACGGTAACGGTGACGATGGAGGCGAAATAATGTTTTTTTCTGATGAAATCAAACTGCGTGCCGTTGCCAAAGGCGTTGACTCGGAAGGATATCCGACGGAAAGCAATACAGATACTGCGGTATTCGCAGACATTACTTCAGCTACAAGGTCTGAATTCTACTCCGCCAACGCCAACGACATCGACATCACAAAAGTATTCAACGTCCACGCTGAAGACTATGACGGGCAAAGACAGGTGGTCTACGAGTCAAAGACATATGACGTAGTTCGAGTTTATGAAAAAGGACTTGGCGTTGTAGAACTGAACTGCTCGGACAGGGGCGTTGATAATGGCTAAATTCGATTTTGAAATCTCGCCGGAGTTTATTAAACAGCTTGGACGGTTGGCAGACGTTGACCGAATTGCACCGCAGATGATTGACGAGGCAATCCCCATATTGCTAGGTAAGGTAAAAAACGAAACTGCACAACATAAGCAAACGGGTGATCTGTATCAGTCAATCAAGCCGACCAAAGCAAAAAAGACGAAAGGCGGAGGATACTATGCTTGTGTCAGACCCACAGGGAAAGATAAAAAGGGTGTCCGCAACATGGAGAAGATGGTCTACTTGGAATATGGCACATCTCAACAATCTCCAACGCCAACGCTGACAAAGGCAATTAAAGACAGCGAATCTGCTGTGCTAAAAAAGATGCAGGAAGTATTTGAAAGGGAGGTCAAAACATGAATGTAAATTTTCAAGTTATAACAGCATTGACTTCTCTTTCAATCCCCGTTGCGGCGGATGTGTATGAGGGCGCTGCCGATGAGTACATCACCTTCAATTATGCGGATGAGCGGCCTGTGGTACGTGCCGACGATGCGGACATTCTCGATGAAACGACTATCCAAATTCATTATTTCACGCGGGCAAATCCCTTGGAGATGAAGAAAATAATACGCCATCTGTTAAGGTCGGCTGGCTTTACTATCCAAAACACTCAGCAATTTTATGAGAGTGATACGAAATACTATCACGTCGTTGTTGAGGCTTGGATAGACGAAATCATCGACGATGTAACGGATGACGAAATCTTCATCACCAAGGGCGGTGTCCTATTTTACACCAAGGGCGGTGTCCTATTTTATGTACAACCGGAGGTATAAATATGGCTAAATTGGGACTTAAATATCCCGTGTATGCTATCGGCACGGAATCTGGCTCAAGCATCAGCTATGCCGACGGAGGGGTGATTGCGAAGGCCATCAGTGCCAATATTGCCATCACGACTTCTGACGTAAAGCTGTTTGCTGATGATGCTGTAGCCGAGTCGGACAGAAGTTTCGTAAGCGGAACAATCACACTTAATGGGGATGACCTATCTGATGCAGTAAAGGTTGCTTTACTTGGTTATACGGAGGGGGCGCAGGTTGATGCGACACTGGATAGCAAAGAATTATCTGCTGGCAGTTCGACTACTCCTGCCACTGTAGGAGTTGGGTTTTACGGCAAAAGGGTAAAGAGCGGCGTAACAACTTATCGCGCCGTATGGCTCAAGAAAGTACAGTTTGCAGAGCCGGCGGACGACTACGCCACCAAGGGTGACACCGCGGAATTTTTGACGCCGACTTTAGAGGGCATCATCATGGTGGCAGCTGACGGTAAGTGGAAGGAAGAGGGAACATTCTCTACCGAGGATGCGGCAAGGGCTTGGCTGAATACTAAGACTGGAATCAGCACAGACGCATCCAACAACATCACGGCCTTGACTATGAGCAATGGCACTTTGACGCCGGCGTTTGCGGCCACCACCTATAATTATTCCTGTGCATTGACCGATACACCGACTGTTATCACTGCGACATTCGAATCCGGTACGGCCAAGGTCTATGTGGACGGCACCTACAATCAGGCGCTTATTACCCAAACTGCGGCAACTGGAATTGCTGTTGCGGACGGGGAAAACAAAATTATCAAAATCGTGGTCCAGGAAAGCGGGAAATCGCCCGTTACCTACACTATTTTGGCACAGAACGCATCTTAAGAGTAGTTGAATGGGAGGCTTCGGCCTCCCTACCCTTTTTAGGAGGATAAAATGAGTGACTTACAACCAAAGCCCCACAAGGTAAAAATAGGGGGCGAGGAGTTTGGACTCCTTTTTAGTTTGAACGCAATCGATGAAATACAAGACCACTTTGATATTTCCATTTCGAATCTGACCGATATGTTGAAGGATCAGAGAGCGATATTCAAGAATTTAAGATACATCCTGACCGTTCTTATAAACGAGGGAATAGACGACGAGGAAACAGGCAGGGCACACGTTGATGAAAAATGGGTCGGCAGGAAAATAACGGCTAATAATCTACAAAGTCTCACGAAGGACATTCTGATTGCATTTTCAGAAGGTTCGCCTGAGGGAGAAGAAGATGACCCAAACGGACAGAGCGAGTGACGGAGAAGTTTCCTGTTGCTCGCTGTTTGTTTATCGGTAAGACCCTATTAGGCTACACAGAAAAGGAAGTATGGCACATGACCATACGGAAATTGATTTTACTTTATACGGAATATCAGAAAGAACACGGTCAGTATCAAACACCGAATACGATAGATGATGTAATCCCTTGGGGGTGATTTAATGGCAATGAAAATCGGCGCAGGCCTTGCACTTTCGGGAGAAAAAGAATTTAAGAAAGCCGTATCTGGCATTAACAAAGATTTAGCTGTTTTAGGGTCAGAAATGGGCAAGGTTACCGCTCAATTTGGTAGTAATGCAAATAGCATGGATGCCTTGAAAGCCAAGTCAGAAGTCTACAACAAACAGATAGACGAACAGAAAAAGAAAATCGAAACCTTGAAGTCTGCCCTTGCTAACTCCGCAAAAGAGTTTGGTGAAAATGACGTTAAAACAAAGAACTGGCAGATTTCATTAAACAAAGCGGAGGCCGACCTTGCTAAGACAGAAAATGCGTTAAAATCCACCACGGATGAAATGGAGGACTTCGGCAAATCGGCAGACGATACCGGCAAGAAGTTTGGCAATATGACAGGCGTCTTAAAGGGTGCGGCAGTAGCGATCGGAGCTGTGGCAGTAGCGGCCGGAGCGGCGGCGGTGGCTATGGGTAAGGCCGTTGTTGGTGCTTATGCTGACTATGAGCAACTTGTCGGCGGTGTTGATACCCTGTTTAAGGACTCATCCCAAAAGGTACAAGGCTACGCTAATAACGCATTTCAGACGGCCGGACTTTCAGCGAATGAATATATGGAAACGGTTACTTCGTTTTCTGCGTCGTTGCTACAATCTCTTGGCGGTGATACTGAAAAAGCGGCCGAGTATGCAGACCGAGCGATAATCGACATGGCAGATAACGCCAACAAAATGGGTACGGATATGTCGATGATTCAGAATGCCTACCAAGGGTTTGCCAAGCAAAACTATACCATGCTTGACAACTTGAAGTTGGGTTACGGCGGCACCAAGACCGAAATGGAACGGCTGTTAAAGGATGCCGGGAAAATTGCCGGTGTGAAATTTGACATTTCGTCTTATGCAGATGTTACCGAAGCTATCCACGTAATGCAAGAAGAAATGGGTATTGCCGGGACTACGGCACTTGAAGCAGAAAAGACTATTTCGGGATCCATTTCAGCAATGGGTTCAGCCTGGGAGAATCTGTTAGTTGGATTTGGTAATTCAGAAGCTGACATTGGCGAGCTTATGGACAATCTTATAACGGCGTTTGAGAACGTGGTTAACAATATAACGCCTGTGGTTGAGAACATTGTCCAGACATTACCGAAAGCGTTTGAAACAATGGGTGGGGCATTAGGCGAACTTCTGCCAACATTGATTGATACCGTTGTGGGCCTATTTGGCCAGATATTAGATACCTTGATTGGACTGCTTCCTGAGTTTATTCCGGTTGCGGTGGATGCTATCTTAACGATTATAGACACTTTAATTGAGAATATCCCATTACTGATTGATGCGGCGTTCCAGTTAATTACAGCATTAGCGGATGGGATACTTGAAGCCTTGCCTGAATTGATTCCCAAAATCGTTGAAGTCATGAATAAGATTGTGACGACCATTACGGAAAATTTGCCATTGATGGTAGGTATCGCATTGGAAATTATTGTTGCCCTTACGTCTGGACTTATTAAAGCCATACCCGAAATGGTGAAATCAATACCCGAAATAGTTAAAGCAATTGTTAAGACACTTAAAGGGATGATTCCGCAAATTGTGGGCGTTGGCAAAGATATTGTCAGGGGACTGTGGGATGGTATCAAGTCAATGATTTCTTGGTTAAAGGACAGAATTTCAGACTTTTTAGGCGGAATCGTGAAAGGTATTAAGGGTGTACTTGGTATTCAATCCCCATCGAAAGTCTTTGCCGGTATTGGAACCAATATGGCGTTAGGACTTGGCGAAGGGTTTGAAAGCTCCATGACTAATGTTGCAAAAAATATCAATAAAGCCATTCCAACGCCGAACATGGGATACACCATTGAACCAACTGTAATGCCAGGCTTATTTGGGCAGAACCAAAGCGAAAACATTAACCTGACCATTCAGATAGACGGTCAGACTTTAGCACGCCAGACGTATGAACATTTCCGTAGAGAGGGAAAACTGCGTGGGACTCCATTAGTGCAGGGGGTGTAAACTATGACGCTTTATTTAGATAACAATAATTTCACCTCATACGTCAAAAACCGTGGATACACCGTGGCCTATAAGAAGGTAGTGGGGCCGAATAGCTTTACCACGTTGGATGGACGTTTCCACGAGGACATCATTGCTAAAAAGGCCGTCGTTAGCGTGCCATTGAACCCGGTAAATTCGAGTCAACTAGCGGCATTGACGGCGGCTTGCTATGATGCGAAAAAGGCGACGTTTTACGATACAGAACAAGGTGCTGATGTGACGAGAGATGTGACCGCAACGCTGTCCGAAGTGTCGGTTTTGATGACTAAAAATGGCACTCAGTATTGGGGTACGGAGATCCTGCTGACATTGGAGGAGAAGTAATGGCTGATAATGTCGTGATCTATAAGGGTCAGAGATTCGACGAACGGTATTTCGTGAGCGGTGCGATCCAAACTCAAGCGGCTCCGGCCGGGGATAGTCTTGCCTTCGATACGATGCACTTAAAGGTGTGGCACGATGGGCATACGCCGCCGCTTGGGTATAACTTCTACACTTCCGATAGCGAGAAGTTCTTGACCGCCGATAGCGAAGAGTTTCTGTCGCTTGACACAATGGAAAACTTTGTACCGGGCGACTCCATGACTTATTACTACGATGACATTCTCATCAACAAGTTTTATGTGCAAGAAGTCAAACGGGTCGGCAAACAACTCTACGATGTATACGCCGTATCCGCCATTGGAATACTGAATAACTCCATGCACTTTGGCGGCATTTATAACGGCACTGACATAGAGGACATTTTAGCCGAATTGTTTTCCGGCATCACTTATGAGGTCGATGACTTAGTAAAGACCATCAAGGTGTACGGATGGCTGCCGTATGCGACTAAAAGAGACAACCTCCAGCAACTGACTCTTGCTCACTCCATATCAATCAAGATGAAGTCTGACGGCACTTTGCTGGTGTCTACGCACAGAGCGGAACCCACAGGGTCGCTTGGTGCAAACCGCACATCCTTAATGGGTGCGGTGGAAAAAGTTACTCCCGCAACGGCAGTACAAGTAACGGAACACAAGTATACAGAGGACAGCACGGTCATTACCTTATGTGAAGAATCGTTCGTAACAGAGCGGCTGATATTATTCCCGGAACCTGTCCACGATCTCGCCATCACGAACGGAACAATTGTTTCTTCTTCTGCGAACCACGCCTATGTGCAGGGTAGCGGTGCGGTCACGCTTACAGGTCAGACCTACATCCACAACATTCAAAGGGTGACGGAAGGCACAATAGCGGGCGATTCCACGGACAACATCCTGTTTGTGGACAACGCTACTTTAGTCACAAGTCTGAACTCAAGCAAGGTTGTAGAGAAACTGTACAATGCCTTTGCGGTTGAGGAAGTCATCAAGACGGATATCATCTTCGGTGATGAGCGGACGGGTGACATTGTAAATATCGTCAATCCCTACACATCCATAACGGATACTGCTTTTGCCCGGAAAATGGACATCACCTTTGGCGGGTTCCTCAAGGCACAGGGCGAATTCGTCAAAGGCTTCACTCCGGCTGGGGTCATTACGGGTTATCAAAACCGAGTGATAATCACAGAAACCGGGAACTGGACTGTTCCCGCAGGGGTAACGGAAATCCGTGCCATCTTGCAGCAGGGCGGTACAGGTGGTGCGGGTGGCGAAACAGGATCAAGCGGCGAAGATGGGTCAAGACTGCCGTCATCGTTAAATAAGCAATCGACTGCTGATGATATTGATGACGGAACCCATACATATCTGCAAGGCTACAACGGAGAAGGCGGTGCGGGTGGTCTTGCTGGTCTTGGTGGTGTCGGTGGCAAGGTACTTGACACGGGAGCCATAGCAGTCACTCCGGCACAGGTAATGTCTGCGGTTATCGGCGCAGGTGGCGCAGGTGGCGCAACCGCTACGGCAGGTTCGGAGGGTGGGGAAACCACACTTGATGCTTATTCCTCTGCCGCAGGCGAAAGGCTTGACAGAGGGTATACCGACATCCTTACGGGCGAAGTTATCGGCATCACAGGTTCATCGGGCAGAGCGGGCAAGGACGGTGTCGGGAAAAGCAACTACGGCTCACCCGATAACTACTATGACGGATATACATCTGGAGTTCCATTCTGGAGACCCGCAGGTAATTGGGGTGCGACAAGGTACTACTATCTTTACTACACATCAAACCCAAGTTCCAAGAAATGGGTGTTCGGTGTCGGTGGTTCTGGCGGCGGCGGTGCATGGGCATCTTCTTGGTCTGACGGTTGGGCATCAACATATGGCGAAGACGGCGATGCCGATTATAACAACGGTCACGGCTTTGCAGATGGTGGCGATGGCGGAACTGGCAGAATCCCACAGGTAGGATTAAAC